CAAACAATGAAGATGAATATCTTACAGAGCAAGAGCTTGAGCAAAAGAAAAAACTTGAAGATGTTGAAAAACAACTAAAAGAGTTAAGAGATAGAGAAGCTAATAATCAGGCTCGGACTGTTCAGCAAGAATTAACAGCTTTTGCACAATCTGAAAATGAAGATGGCTCTTTAAAATATCCTTACTTTGAAAGAGTTAGACAGAATATGTCTCTATTGTTTCAAGCAGATCAAAATGGCACATTGACCTTAGAAAAGGCATATCATAAAGCGGTGTTACTTGATGATGAATTGGCAGCAGAGCAACAACAAGAATTACTTTTAAAAGAGAAGCTTAAACAAAAAGAGGCTCTTGCTAAAGTAAAGAATAATAAAAAATATTCTCCTAATTCAACCAATAGTAAAAGGAATTTATCCGCTAAAGAAAAAAATGCTGAGGCGATTGCTAAACTCTTTGAATAGTTTTAAACATCTATTTTAATAATAATTTTAATAGATTTAAACAATGGCAAATCCTAATATTTCGCAGTTATTGACAACAACACTCAATAACTACAAAAAAGAAGTTACTGACAATGTCTTAAACTTTCACCCTTTACTAGTTAAATTAAACGATGCAGGCAATATAATTCGTGAGTCTGGTGGTGTAAACTTTAGACAGAACTTAGAATATGCTTCTAATGGTACAGTTCAATTCCAAGGTGAATATGATACCATGGACACTACTCCACAAGATACATTTACTGCTGCTGATTTTGAGCAAAAAATCATTACTGGTACAATTAGCATCTCTGGCAAACGAATGAAGCAAAACGCAGGAAAAGAAAGAATCGTAAATTTAATGGACGAACAAATTAAAAACTTAAAAAATTCATTAAAAAACACTATTGGTACTGCGATTTATTCCGATGGTACTGGTTCAGGTGGTCAAGAAATTGGCGGTTTACAATTATTAGTTGCTGACGATCCTACAACTGGCACAGTAGGTGGAATTGACAGATCAACTACTGATGGAGCTTTCTTCAGAAATAAACTTTATGATTTCTCTGTTGAGGGTAAAACCAAATCGTCTACAACTATTCAGCCTGCTATGAATTCACTTTATAGAAGATGCCAAGCACAAGCTGGCAAACAACCTGACTTAATTACTGCTGATGATGTGAATTTTGGCCTTTTTGAAGATTCTTTGCAAACTATCCAGAGAATTTCTGACAGTAGATTAGGTAAATTAGGTTTCGATGTATTAAAATACAAAGGAGCGGAGGTTTATTATGATCCAGAATGCCCAGCTAATCACATGTATTTCTTAAATAGTAATCATATTAAGTTACAGCATTTAGGCGACTTTTTAGAAGAAGGTGAGGTAACTAGACCAGTAAACCAAGATGTTTATGTATTACCAGTTACAGGTTTAATGAACCTTACTATTGATAATGCAAGGGTACACGGTGTAATGATCGACTAATTAACAGGGAGGGTAAAACCTCCCACAATTTATTATAAATATGTCAAATTTTAAAAGTACAGAAATCACAATCTACAATCAAAAGATTGATGAAAATTCTTCAACTAAAAATGTGCCTCTAGGTACTATTATTAAAGCAATAGATAAAGATACTACTGATTATGGTATTGGTGAGTTTATTTATCTAAAAGGCGTTGCTTCAACTGTTATCGGTTCAGCAGTTATTTATAATGCTGATGACTTTTCAACAACTTTAGCACTTCCTAATGCTGTTGGCCCAGTAGCTTTTGCAATGGCTGCAACTGTTGCCAATGAGTATGGTTGGTATCAAATCGGTGGTAAAGCTGTTGGTAAGGTTGGTGCATCTTTTGTTGATAATGCCGACTGTTACTTAACATCAACAGCAGGCACAATTGATGATGCTGATGTTGCTGGTGACTATATCAGAAGATGTAAAGGTGCATCTGCTATCGGTACTCCTTCAACTGGTTTAGCTGAATTAGAAATTGCTAGACCTGAAGTTGCTGACGGTAAAGATAACTAATTTTAACTGCTAGGGGGGGTAACTCCCCTAGTGCAATTTATATAATATGACTAAACAAGATCTTAAGAAAGGCGAAATTGTAACTTTAGATAGAGCAAAACATATCAAAGAGAATGGTTTTAATGTAGCGTTTTTTGAAAAAGAAATAGAGACTAAAAACGATGGCACAATAGTAAAAGAATATATTTCTATTTACGGGTCTAACGATAAATACACTAAATTAATCAGACCATCTGGCGAGCAAAAATTTGTCAAAAAGACAGGAGATAGTTTTTTAAAGCATGATAACGAAAGATTCCCAAGTGCTTATGAAGTTTTTAAGAATCTAAAACAGTCTTTAAATAAAAAATAATGACCCTATTAAGCATCGCCCAAGAGATATTGCAACAAACAAAGTCTGCAACAATACCAAGTACGATTATTGGTAACAGTCAACCTGTTGCTATTCAAATTTTGGAGGTGCTTAAAAGATCAATCGTAAATCTTTCAAGGTCTTACGATTGGCAAGAACTAACAAAAGAATATAGTTTTAATGCAGTTGCATCTCAAAATAATTATTCATTGCCTACCGATTTTGACAGGATAATTAATAATTCTTTTTGGAATACAACCGACAAAGAAGAAATGATTGGTTCTATATCTCCAGAAGATTGGAGGGAACTTGTAAATAGTACTGTTGGCTCTGGTGCGGTCAATGAATATTACAGGTTTAGAGGTGATGAAATATTAATATTTCCTACCCCAACAAGTACAGATGGGTATGTATTTGAGTATATAAGTAAAAATATTGTTAAAAGTAGCGGTGGAACTGGTCAAACTGGCTGGCTTGCTGATACTGATGTTCCTGTAATAGATGAATTTATATTAAAATTAGATGCAACTTGGAATCTTCTCAAGGTACAAGGCAGACCTTATGCAGAAGATCAGAGACAAGCAAATTTAGCCTTAGCTGAAAGGGTGGGAATAAATGCTGGTAGGCATACCATAAGGCACTCAGTTACAAGGCCTAGAAATGGCAAAATTGGTTATCCTGAAATTATAAATCAATCATAATGGTATTAGAGTTATTAAGACAATATCCAGGACTACAACAAGAAAGAGTAGGGCAAGCATTAAGAACTAATGTTGCCTCTCCAACTGGTGGTCTTAATACTCGTGATTCATTATCTCAAATGGAAGTAACTGATGCTCCAGAAATGAAAAACTGGTTTCCATCTCAAGGTAAAGTAGTAACAAGAAAAGGTTATTCAGTATATGCAACAGGATTAAATGGTAATGTTGAAACTTTAGCAGAATTAAGAAATGGCACAACTAAAAAGTTTATTTGTGCAAATTCAGATGAGATAAACGATGTTACAAATCCTGCCTCAATATCTAATTTAGGATCAGGTTTTACAAATGCTAGGTGGCAGACAGTTAATATGAATGGCAATTTATTATTATTTAATGGAGCAGACACGCCACAAATATACAATGGCAGTAGTTTAAGTAATTCAACTATTAATGGTACAGGATTAACAGCAACAGAATTAGATGGTTGCAATGTGCATAAAAATAGACTTTATGTTTGGTCAACTGACGACTCTTGTTTCTTCTATGGAGCTACAAATACAATACAAGGAACTTTTACTAAATTTGATCTTGCTGGCATAGCTCCTTATGGAGGTAATTTAATTGCAATGGCAACTTGGAATCATGATGGCGGTGATGGTGTTGATGATTATGCCCTTTTCATAATGTCTAGTGGTACTGCTATATTATATGATGGCTCTGACCCTTCTGATGCCAATAATTGGAATTTAATTGGTATATATAAAATAGGCGAGCCATTAAGTGTAAGATCAATTGCAAAAGTGGGTGGGGATGTTGCGATAATGACAAGACCTGACTTTGTTTTCTTTTCAGAAGTATTTAAGAATGGTGGTGCAGTAACTTCTCAAACAAAGTTATCTGGAGCTGCTTTAGATTCAGCCAATGCTTATTCTTCAAATTATGGTTGGGAGGTTGTTTTATATCCAAAAGCTTCTATTGGTGGTTGGTTGTTTTTTAATGTACCAGTGGCAACTAACACAACTTATATCCAATATGGCTTAAATACAATTACAGGAGCAGGATTTGAGTTTTCAAATATGAATGCGAGAACTTGGGGATTATATGATAATAACTTGTATTTTGGGGAAAATGGCTCTATAATGAAAGCAGATGATGGCTTAAACGACAATGGGAGCAATATCCCTTGCACAATACAGGCTGCTTATTCTGATTTAGGTTCTCCACAAGAAAAAGTAGTAAATGAGTTTAGAAATGTAATCAATGTTGATGGTAATGTTGTTTTAAATACTACAATCAGTTTTGATTATGGCTCTAAGGCAGTTACTCAAGATGTTAGTAGCGTTTCATCTGGCACGCCTTGGGGTTCTCCTTGGGGTTCACCCTGGTCACCTGTAAGTGCAATCAGAAATGAATTAGTTGTGACTTCTGGTGAGGGTGTAGCTTTAGGAATGAAGATATTTGTTGCCTTAAATGGTCAACAGCTTAGTTGGTATAGAACCGACTATAGTGTAACAGTTAATAATATTTTATAACTATGAGTTTTGTTAAAAAAATTAAAAAAACAGTAGGAGGGGTAGCAAAAGATATTGGTTTTGATAAAGTGGCGGATAAAGTCGGTGTTAATTTCGCTCTTATGCCAGATTTTGGAATGCTAGAATCGGCTGTGGATACTGCAAATAGAGCTGAAAGGGCTAAAAGGGCTGGGCAACCCTTAACCCAAGAACAAATAACAACAGCTAATTTATTTAAAAACTTATCACCAGAACAACAAAAAGACTTATTATTAAATAATCCTAATATTCTTGGTCCAGGTGGTCGCCAAATATACGACCCCGTAACCAACACAGTGAGAATCGAGGAATCACCTTTCCAGCAAGAACAAAGAGGGAGGCAAGAAGCATTGGCAAAAAGTCTTTCATCTCAACTACAAGGAATAGAGCTTCCAGGCACAGACCCATCGGCAAGATTTGAACAAGGAAGGCAGTTATTAGAACCAGCTTTCACAGAACAAAGAGAGCAATTGGAACAATCTTTAGCAGATCGAGGCATTCCAGCAGGGAGTGAAGCTTATGCAAGAGAATTAGACAGGTTGCAACAATCACAAGGTAGGCAATTACAACAATTATCTTTTGAGTCAGTACAAACAGCAGAAGCCCAAAGATCAGCAAGATTTAATGAATTAGCATCTTTACTTGGTCAGGCTCAAGTAGGTGGAGTAGGTTTTGGACAATTCCAACCTCAATTTAGTGGTTTAGATTTATTCGGTGCAGAGCAGGGGCAATTAAATAGAGCTTTTCAAGCAGAACAAGCTAGAAAAGACAGAAGTGCGACACAAAGAGCTGCTATGATTGGAGCTTTAGGAAATCTCGGTGGTGCTGCTATAGGAATGATATAGGAATTTTATAAATAATTATGGCGATAAATAGAGAATTATTACAAAGAGAATTACAAAGAGCAGGACAAATAAGACAGGCTGCTGCAAGTGGAGAAGGTTTTGATCCTCGAGGCGGTTATGGAGTATTAGCTGCACAATTAGGAACTGCTGCAATAGGTGCTTTTGCTGAAAAAAAAGCAAGAGACAAGTTAATGGCAGAAAATGAAAGAAGAAAGCAAAAAATGGGCTTGTTATTAGAACAGAAGGGGATTTCATCTGAATTTGCTGATTTATTATCCCCAACAAGTCAAGATGCTTTAGTGCAACAAATTATTAAATCTGAATTAACTCCACCTACTGCACCAAAATATGATATAAGAGAGAGTGAAGGGGGTTTTGTAAGGATTGACCCACAAACTGGAACAGCAGAACCAATAAAAACTACACAAGGCGAGCAATTAAGAGGTAAGACAAAGAAGGTTAAAACTGAACAATTAGAATTATCAGAAGGGCAAAAAGCAACTGACAAAGCTTTTGCAAAAGAATATGTAGAATTCAAGGCAAAAGGAGGGTATGCAGATAGTCAAAAACAAATATCACAATTAAAAGGAGTAAGAGACGAACTCTTAAAGATTGAATCTGGAGAAAGTAAGAAAAATTTATCAGGTCCTGGGTTCGGTTTTGTACCAGATAAAATAATAGCATTTACAAACCCAGAAGCATTATCTACAAAACAAAGGGTTGAGGAAGTTGTTCAAAGAAATTTAAGGTTAATTCTTGGTGCTCAATTCACAGAAAAAGAGGGTGAAAGATTGATAGCTAGAGCTTATGATGAAAGATTAAGCGAAGCAGAGAATGCTAAAAGACTAAACGCTTTAATTGACCAGATGGAAAAGGCGGCAAAATCAAAAAAAAGTGCGTCAAAATACTTTGAAAAACAAGGAACTTTAAGAGGTTGGAAAGGCAAAGAGTATACTTTATCTGATATAGAACAGAGCTTCAATAAAAAATTTGGTATAAAAGAAGAAAAGAAAGTTAGTGATACATTAAAAAGTAACGAACAACCAACAACAGGAATTAAATTTTTAGGATTTGAATAATGCCAATAGCAAAAATACAATTACCAGATGGAAGAATAGCAAGGTTTGAAGTGCCAGAGGGTACAACACAAGATCAAGTTATGCAATTTGCTTCACAACAGCAATTTGATAAACCTCAAGACCCATCTTTTTTATCAAAAGTTGGAACTGCAACGGTAGAGGGTTTGGCAGGATTTACAGAAGGATTAGGTCGTGCGGCAGTAGGTGCAACTCAATTAGGAGCTGAGCTATTGGGACAAGAAGAATTTGCAGGAAAGATAGGGCAACAAATAGCAAAAGAAAAAGAATTAGAAAAAGATGATTCAACAGCAAGAAAGGTAGGGCGTTTTATTGGTGGCATTGCTCCAGCTTTGCCAGTAGGTGCAGGAATGGGATTAATAAAAGGCGGTATTGCAGGAGGTGCAGCAGCGGAACTTATACAACCAACAGAAGAGGGAACAGCAAAAGAAAGAGTGCAACAAACAGCAATTGGTGCAGGGTTAGGTGGTCTAACTGGTGGAGCTTTACTTGGTGCAGGCAAAACAATAAAAGGCACTGCAGGATTAGTAAAAAGACAATTTGTAGCAACCAAGCCAGAAGATATAATTGCAAAAGGTATAAGACCAGAAGATGCACAGCCAATTTTAGATAAATTACAGGAAGGTAAAATTTCAGTTATTCCAGATGTAGCAGGCGATGAAGTAAAAGGATTAACAAGAAGTATCGCAAAATTACCACAAGCAAGAGATGTAGTTACCGATGCATTAGAACAAAGAAGTTTTGGAGCAGTAAAAAGAGTTAGTGAGCAATTGTCAAAAGATATATCACCTGTAGGTGCTTATTTTGGCAATATAGATGATTTAGCAAAAGCAAGGGGCGAAATTGCAGCACCTTTATATGAAAAGGCTTTTAAACAAAATACAACTTTAGATATAAATAAAAATAGGGAACTATTTAATAAAATAGCACCAGATATTGCTGATGCTAAGAATAAATTTAGATTATCAAGTAATATAAGTGATAATTCAATAGTGATGCTTGATGCCGCCAAAAAGTCTTTAGATGACAAGATAGGAAAAGCAATCAGACAAGGAGAAAGGCAAGAAGCAAGTATATTACAAGGAATTAAAAAAGAGTTAGTGAGTAAACTTGATCAACTCAATCCAGATTATAAAAAAGCTAGACAAGTATTTAGTGATTTTGCTTCAATCCAAAATGCACAAGAGCAAGGGTTAGAAATAGTAAAAAAAGGAATAACCTCCGAACAAGTCAAAAAGATGATAAAAGAAATGAGTGTTGCAGAAAAAGATGCTTTTAGAATTGGACTTAGAGAGGGGTTAGATAGAATAGTTAGAAATACCTCAATAGGTAATGATCCTGCTAAAAAGATATTTAATGATTTAAGTATTGTAGATAAAATAAAAGCCGCTTTAGGAGATGGAAAGAAATTTACAGATTTTAAAAAGAGAATGCAAGAAGAGATAGCAGCGGCTGATACTAGATTTAAAGTATTAGGAGGCAGTAGATCAGATTTTAATCTATCTCAAGACGATGTATTAGATAAAATAGTAAGTGGAGCGGAGGTTGCAAGAGGAGGTAAAACTGAATTATTAAGGGTAGTAGTAAATGCTTTAAAAAACAGAGCTGCAGGACTTAATAAAAAAAATACAAAGCAAGTCGCAGAAATATTAGTAAATAGAGAAAAAGGAATTGAAGCATTGCAGAATATAATAAATAAAGAACAAAGTAAAACACAACAAAGAATATTAAAAGATTTTGTAAGGTCTTTAAGACCAGAGTTATTAGGTTCTCAAGCTTTGCAAAATGATTAACAATAAATTATAAAATTATGCCAAAAGGATTATACGCAAACATACACGCAAAAAGAAAAAGAATAAAAGCTGGTAGCGGTGAAACTATGAGAAAGAAAGGTTCTAAAGGTGCACCAACAGCAAAAGCATTTAAACAAGCTAAAAAAACAGCTAAACCATATAAAAAGAAATGAAAAAGAAATCAGTTAATTTATCAATAGGCAGAGGTGAAAAATCCAAGAAAGGAGGATTGACAGCTAAAGGTAGAGCTAAATATAACAAAGCAACTGGAAGCAATTTAAAAGCACCTGTTACTGCTAAACAAGCAAGTAAAAGTAAAACAGCAGCAGCAAGAAGAAAATCTTTTTGTGCTAGAATGTCAGGAATGAAAGGAGCAACCTCTAAAAATGGTAAATTAACTAGAAAAGGATTAGCATTAAAGAGGTGGGATTGTAATTGACTTTTAAACTAATTTTACATAACCTAGAAAATAAATTATAAAATTATGCCAAGAAACGGATCAGGAACATTTAATAGAATTTACGACTGGACAACAGACCAAGCTAACGGAATAAACTGTGAAGCTGATAGAATGGATGAAGAATTTGATGGAATAGCAACAGGTTTATCAAATTCAATAGCAAAAGATGGTCAAACAACCATTACTGCAAACATTCCTTTCAATAGTAAAAAAATAACAGGACTTGCAAACGGTTCAGCAAGAACAGATTCTATTGCCTTAGGTCAAGTGCAGGATAATTCTTATGGAACTTTAGGAACTCTTGGAGGTTCAGCAAATACTTATACAGCTAGCCCATCACCTGCTATTACAGCTTATGTAGCAGGTATGGAATTTAACTTTAAAGTTAATGCAACTAATACAGGGGCATCAACTTTAAATATTAGTGGATTAGGTGCTAAGAACATTAAAAAATATAGTGCAGGTTCTAAAGTAAATATAGAAGCAGGAGATTTACAAGAAAATAAATATAATAAAGTGATTTTTGATGGTACTGATTATATGTTATTAAATCCAGAAATTATAGATAATTTAAAATCAAATAATTTAACCGTTAATAACAAGTTAAACACACAGCAAAACACAGCCACAATATCATCAGGAGCTATTACTTATACAGGTGCTTATATGGTAGTGGATACGGAGGGAAGTGCCTCTTCTGATGATTTAGACACTATTAATGGAGGTAATGATGGCGATATATTAATTATTAAAACTGCTAACGACTCAAGAAGTGTTGTTATAAAGCACGGAACAGGATCTAATAATATAAACCTCACTAATGCACAAGATAAAACTCTAGCAATTACAAGAGATGCGTTTGTTTTGCAAAAAGTGGGGGATGGCTACTGGGAGGAGATAACGCATTCTATTAGTGCAGATTTTGCAAATTCATCAACCACAAATGGTTACACATACCTACCAAATGGAATAATTATACAATGGGGGAGAAATAGTGTTACTAGTGGATCGGTTGTAACATTACCTATAACGATGTCTAACTATTTTTCTTCAAACACTCATCATTTTGGTATTGTTCCTGGTATAGGGACTTCTGCTGTTGGCACACCTTCTAATATAACTTTATACCACACACAAGGGGGTTTTGTGGATATTGAATGGTTAGTTATAGGTAGCGTTTAATATTAATTTTATGATTATGATAAGAGTAAAATACAATTCAAATACGGGTCAGATATTAGGGAATTATCCACCTAATATAAATTATCCATCTTTAACTATTGATGAAGATAATAAAACTATAACTGATCAATTAGGAACTTTCCCATATATAGAAATTACAAAAGAACAACACGAAGACGGAATGGGTAAGAATATGGTTGTTATTGATGGTAATTATCAGGAATATGTAAAAACTAGTGCAGAATTATTACAAGAAGCTAAAAATAAAAAAATTGCAGAACTTGAAGCTTTCCACGAATCAGACGAAGTAAGAATATTGATTATTAACGATACTTTTCAAATCAGTACTAAATACGAACAAACAAGAAAGTGGTTTAATGAAATTATTCACGATTTAGAAAATAAAATCAAGATAACAGGACAATCTCCAAATGAAATTACTTTTAAATGGCAAATTCAACATAAAACTTGGTTACCAATTAAATTATCCGATCTTCAATTAGTTAAATGTAAAATTTTTGATATTACTAGTGTAAATTATCAACAAAAAATAAGTCATTTAGAAGCAATAGAAGAATTAAACACTATTGAAAAAATTGAATCATACGACTTTAAAAAAGGCTATTTACTTAATAATAAATTAAATTTTGATATATAATGAGTTTTAAAGTTAAAGAAGGAGATATAATTTTCTGTTCAAGTAGATTAACATACAAATCTGCAATATTATTTCCTGCAAGGTTTTTAATTCAAGCAACGACTCTTTCACAATATGAGCATGTTGCACAATTTATCAATGGCAAAATTGCCGAAGCTAATGCGAAAAAAGGTACTATATTAACGCCATTACAAACTTGGGTAAATTCAAAATATGATTTTGTAACTATTGATGTATTACGACCACAAAAGATAACAAAAAAACAATTAGAAGAAATGCTTAGTCATTGGATTTTAACCAAAGGAGCTAGATATCCTTTTAGCAAAGCTTTATATTCTAGTTTGGATTGCCTTATCCCTTCATCATTAAAAGAACCATCTTTAAGAAAAGAGCAATTTTGTAGTGAAGGTGTTCTTAGAGCATTAAAGAAGGCTGTATTATTGCCAGAAAATTTACTAGCTAGATATTACACACCTCAAGAACTTTTTGAATTACTTATTGAAGTTGGTTTTAAACATTTTGAAGATATAAATCCTAAATCAATTTATAGTTAAATATGAAAACTAAATTACCGAGTATATCATTTTCATTAATTTGTATTTTACTGTTTTTATTTTATTTAGATTATAACAGATCGAGCATTAGAGCATTTTATGATTTCGAGCATAAAGAGATAGAAAAAGTTTTAAAACAATGTGGCAAAGGTTACTATTTATCTGTAATTCCAGTTAAAGGAATATTTAACAAAACTTATTCCTACTCGAAACTTTATACAGTGATAGATGATAATTTTATTAATGATGAAATATTAAAAAACTTCAAAGGTAAAATTATATCAGTAAGTAGATCAAATGTAATTAATAATACAGCACTATTAAATAATTTAGA